ACAGTTTTACTTACATTGACTAATTCCGCAATACAACAAAGGAAGTTTACAACTCCTTTACAATGGGGATTTGATGGAAGTAATCCTGGTTCACCTGTTTATACTGGAAACGATATCGTAGCAAGTAATACACAAGGATTTGATTTATCATCCGCTACGACAAGTGGTTCAGTTGTATATAAACGAGCAATTAATGCTATAAGTAATCCTGATGAGTTTGATATTAACTTATTGGCAACTCCAGGTGTAATACATGGTTTACACTCAACAGTTACTAACCATGCTATATCTAAGATAGAATCTCGTGCTGATGCTTTATATATTATGGACGCCGCAAGTTTTGGTAGTTCTATTGATACAGTAAAGACAAGAATCAAAACATTAGATACTAACTATGCAGCGACATATTATCCGTGGGTAAAGATTATCGATAAAGATACAGATAGACCAGTTTGGGTACCACCTTCAGTAGTACTACCTGGTGTAATATCTTATACTGATAAAGTAGCTCACGAATGGTTCGCACCTGCAGGTTTAAATCGAGGTGGTTTAACGACAGTAACCGAAGCTAAGACAAGATTAACACATTCAGAGAGAGATGATTTGTATGAGAACAGAATCAATCCAATTGCTTCTTTCCCAGGTCAAGGTGTAGTAGTATTTGGACAGAAAACACTACAATCTAAACCATCTGCTCTTGATAGAATCAATGTTCGTAGATTGTTGATTGCATTAAGAAAGTTTATTGCAAGTTCTTCAAGATATTTAGTATTTGAACAAAATACTTTAGCAACGAGAAATCGTTTCTTGAATATTGTGAATCCATATCTTGAACAGGTTCAACAAAACAGTGGTTTAAGTGCATTTAGAGTCGTAATGGATGATTCTAATAACACACCAGATGTTGTAGATAGAAACCAATTAGTTGGTCAAATCTTCATTCAACCTACAAGAACTGCAGAGTTCATTGTACTTGATTTTGTTGTACAACCAACAGGAGCAACGTTTCCTGAATAAGTTTAACTTATAAATAACGTGTCATATAATAGGAACCCCTTTAACGAGGGGTTTCCTTTTATACAAAAATGATAAAAATTTGATTAGATGATATTTATTTATGAATAGAATTAGATTACTTTTTACAGGAGATTATAAATGGCTACATTAGACCCTTCAGAAATAATGTTTACACCGTTTGAACCGAAAACAAAAAATCGGTTTATTATGTATATTGAAGGTGTTCCAGCATATTTGATTAAAACTGCTAATAGACCACAGATACAGTTTGAAGAAATTGTTTTAGACCACATTAATGTAAAACGATACATTAAAGGTAAAGGTGCTTGGCAACCAATAGATATAACTTTATATGACCCTGTAGTACCGTCGGCTGCACAAGCAACCATGGAATGGATACGTTTATCACACGAATCAGTAACGGGTCGTGATGGATACTCAGATATGTATAAAAAAGATGTTACATTTAATATGCTAGGACCAGTTGGTGATGTTGTTGAGGAATGGACATTAAAAGGTACATACATTGAAACTGCAAACTTTGGTGATTTAGATTATGCATCAAGTGACCCTGCAGAAATACAATTAACACTTAAATATGATTACGCAATATTACAATTCTAAAAGGAGAATACTATGACTGAATGGATAGCAGCAAATTGGGAATATGTTTTAGTTGGTATTTACGCAATAGAAAAAATCGTAAAACTTACACCAACAAAATATGACGATATTCTTTTCGATATGATTCTTAAACCAATCAAAGAGAAATTCGCACCAAAAAAATAATTTGTTATTTCGAACAAAAAAGTTATATTTATAATTGGTTATTAAAATTTAATCACGAAGGAGTCATTTATGGCTAACGAAACTAAATTCCCTACTGAAGTAGTGGAATTGCCGTCTAAAGGATATTTTTATCCAAAAGACAGTCCGCTTGCCTCAGGTACAGTGGAAATGAAGTATATGACAGCAAAAGAAGAAGATATTCTTACTTCACCTAACTTGTTGAAACAAGGAATTGCTATTGATAAACTTTTAGAAGCATTAATTATTGATAAGAACATTAATATAGGTGATTTACTTATAGGCGATAAAAATGGACTTATTATTGCTGCTAGAATACTTGCTTATGGAAAAAGTTATCAATATGTAACATTTGATGTAAGTGGAGATGAAGTTCCTGTAACTGTAGATTTAACTACATTAACAGATAAAGAAATTGATTTTGATAAATTACCACAAGGTATTAATGAATTTCCATTTGAATTACCTAACAGTAAAAGAGCAATAACACTTAGGTTACTAACACACACAGATGAAAAAGAACTTGAAAAAGAAGCTATAGCATTAAAAAAAGTTACAGGTTCAATTGTTGCGACAATGACCGGTCGAATGAAACGACTAATAACTTCAGTTGATGGAAATTCAGAAAAACAACATATTAATGAATTTGTAGATAACGAACTATTATCAGTAGATTCATTAGAACTAAGAAAATATTTATCTACTATCAATCCTGATATAAATATGTTTACAGTAGCCACATTTCCTGATGGCCAAGAACAGGAGGTGGCGGTGGAACTCACTGCCCAGTTTTTTTGGCCTTCAGCCTAAAGACAAACCTTTAATTCACGAACAAGTCTTTCAATTAATATATTTCGGTAAAGGTGGTTTCACTTTTGACGAAGTATACAATATGCCAATTTATTTACGTAGTTTCTATTATAAACGACTGGAAAAACAGTACAAAGAAGAAACTGAACAAATAAAAAAAGAGCAACAAAAACACAAAAAATCCAATACCAGGCATTAGAATATAAATTTTACTGTTGATGATATTTATATATGAGTTTATATATCACATAGGAGTTTTAAATGTCTGGTAAAATCGGAAAATACACTTACAAAAACGAATCAGTTCTTAATGAATTTTTAAGTTCTTTAATGAAGGCCTTGGCTGGAAGAAAAAGAACACAAATACTAAAACAGTTACATAAAGACCCTGAAATGAAAAAGATAATGGCGAAGATTGAAAAAAATCAAAAAGACGTTATGGCAAAAGCTGAAAAAGAACGAAAGACTAATCCAGATTTAGATAAAGCTTTAAAATTAGCTGGAATATAATTCACTCTAAAAAAATTATTTAATAGGATACAATATGGGACGAGGACCTAAAGAATCTGATAGAAAAACACGGACTTATGCTCAGGATTTAATAGAAATAGCTAAAAGTGCTAAAGGCATAGAAGAAGTATACGTACAGCTTGAAATGAGAGCTGGGAAAATGGCTAATGCAACTGAGGCCACCAGAGATAGGTTTCAAGACCAAGTTGATATTGCCAAAACATTACTGAAAAGTAAAAAAGATATACTTAATACAGATTTAGATACTTTAGATTTAGCAACTAAAATTGCTACTGCTAAAAAACTTGGAAGAAAAGATGACCTTAAAAGTTTAAGAATATTAAAAGCCCGCGTTGACAAAAGACAAAAAGAAAAAGAAGTAATTCAAGCAGCAGCTGATAAATTCAATAAAAAACTTGGTAATATTCAGAAACTTGTAGGAAGTATTCCAATAATAGGTAATACATTAAGTGATGCTTTAGGTGCAGCAGGTAGAGAATATGAAAAAGGTCTTGGTGATGATAATATGTCTAAAAGTCAAGCTCGAATGAAATCACTTGCAGTTGGCGCGAAAGCAGTAGGTGGTGCTATAGCATTATATATAGGTAAAAATTTACTTGAATCTATGCAAAGCACTGGTGCAAGTCTGATGGATATTTTAGCTAGACCAGAGTTTATCTTTTTTGGAGCAGAATCAAGAGCTATAGCAGATGAGTTTGGTAATTTAGAAGAAACAAGTATGAAACTTGGTTTTCATATGAAAATGATGGCATTATTTAGTGGAGTAACTGCTGAAAACCAAGCAAAGATTATGGGTATGATGGCGGCTACATCTAATTCAAGTCTTGAAGCACTTCACACTCAAATGCAATCATATAAACAAGCAGGAGTTCCATTTAGAGCAATAATGGAAGATGTTGCTAATAATACAGAGTTTTTTGCTAAGTTTTCAAAAGAAGGTGGTTCAAATATATTTGATGCATCTAAAAGAGCAAAAGAATTAGGTATTAATTTAAGTGATGTAGCAAATATATCAAGTTCATTACTTGAATTTGAATCATCTATTGAAAAACAAATGGAAGCTCAAGTACTATTGGGTCGTAATTTAAATCTTGATAAAGCAAGACAATTAGCTTTTAGTGGTGATACAGTAGAGTTACAGAATGAAATTTTAAGACAAGTAGGCTCAGAAGCTGAATTTAATAAAATGAATTATTTACAAAGAGAAGCGTTAGCAGGAGCTGTAGGACTCTCAGTTGAACGATTAGGTGCATTGGTTAGAGTTGAAAAAGCAGGAAATGAAGAAGCACAGGCTAAATTTAAAGCTTTTGTAGGTATTGGAGCTGTTGTTTTGGGTATAGCGGGAGCTTTGGCAGCATTGTTAAAACCAGGTTCATTAGCTAAAATGGCTAAGGGTGGATTAAAAGGTGTAGCACTCGGTGGAGCAGTCGGTGCAACAGCCTATGGTATTTCAAGAAGCGTTCCACAACTTGCAGGAGGTGGAATCGTAAATACACCTACTTTAGCTATGATTGGTGAAGCTGGTAAAGAAGCAGTTGTTCCACTTAATAATAAAGGAGGAATGGCTGTTGATATGAAAGAAACTAATCAGTTATTACGTGCTTTACTTGGAAGTAGTGAAAAACAAGTCAATAGACTTGGTGATATAGGAACAGCATAATGGGACTTGTAAATTTAACATCAGACTTATCACAAGTTAATACAGGGTTTAAGTCTAAATCTAAAATAAGTACTTTAAATAGAACTTCATTACCAAGAACTAATTTTCTTGATAAAAATGGTAATGTAGAGATTAAATATAGTGATGTTAATAGATTTGAAGTACCTTTAGGCGGAACAAATTCAGAATTAGAAATACTTTGGGAAGATGGAGATGGTAAAGATTGGCCTGGAAAAGATACATATTATGGTAAAGGACAAAGTTCTACAGATAAATTAGGTATTAGAAGCAATAAATTTGGAAATAGTCATCCATATGTAATACGAGAAATTGAAGACAGATGGGGCAACCATAACAGTCAATTAGTAGGTTCAACTACAGATTTCCTGAGAGGTGGAGCTAGTACATTAGAC